TTGTTTTTTATCAAAGCATAACAATATTTAGAACCTATGAATTTACTCATATTAGTAAGCGAATCTACTAATAAGTTTAATGCTTGTTTTCTATTCTCTTTATCTTTGTAGTTGAAATTTGATATAACCCAATCTACCCAAGCTACGCCTGAGTTAGTGGTATAAAGGTATCCTGCGCATACAGGTATATCTCCGTCATAAACTATATATCCTGTATTAGGTAAGAAATCTTTTGGAGGTGCTGTCCATCTCCAATCATTCCACCATCCTACTAAAACATCTTCGTAGTCTGTATCTTTTAATACTCTTATATCAAATATCATCTGATACAAAGATAGTAAATTTTTAAGGAAAACTTTTCATAACATTAGCCTCAACAGCAAATAGTTGCGTTGACGTTGTTACGTTATTTTGAAGAGTGAATACACAGTAATGACCAAGCACTCCATGTGACTCAGCAACTGAGTTCTTAATAGATAAGAAGTATGATGTAGGTACAAATATAGTCTGCGCTCCCGTAATAGTTCTATCTATTACAATTCTATTTATACCATTGGGTAGGTCGACTTGTATAGCAGTAACCTTACCTGCTAATATAGGCGTGTTATTGCCCGGTAATATAAAGTACATGATGTCACCAACACTTATAATACTACCTATTGTGATGGCTGTAGAGAAATTAATAACAGGAGATGGACTTGTATTTCCTGTTACAGATAAACTACTACCTATGCCATTTAATGAACGCAACGCATATTCATCAGTACCCGCAGGAACAGTTCCTGAGTTTCTAACGAACGCAAAGTACGAACCCTCCTTCTTCTCATACCAACCTAATTCAATGAATCCTGTGTGCTGTATGTCTGTCTCAAGAGTAGTACCCCAAGCATCAACACCTTGCAAGTCAATAGTCTTGAATAATTTGTTTTCTAATACGCTATCATTAAACACGCTAGTTATTGCCGAACCGTACTGTATACCATAATAATTATTATAGGTATTGTTTGAGTTGTGTAAGTATAGATTACCCTTATCAAATGTATAGAAATGATTATTCATACCAATCATCCACTCAGGTATAAATGAGTAGAATGATGGAAATCCTTGTACTGATTCGCTATATGTTAGTGTGTAGTTTGCCATATCTTATTATTTATGTATAAGCCTCCGCTTGTGCTTTAATCCATACGTTATTAGTAAAGTTTCCTGAGTATTCATATTCTTTAGAATATGTACCCGAAACAGCAGTTATATCACCACCTTCACCAAAAATAACAGGAGGGGTATACTCATTATCATAAGCGACATCTAAACTTAAATATGCGCCTGTATAGTATTCAGTACTTGCTACTGTATTTGTATGGATATATATATCATCAGTTATAATAAAATTAAAACTTCCATTATATAAATTATCAGGATTATTTCCGCCTTGATTAACTATCTCTACTCCATTAACCTTTATTATTAATTTAGCATATGGAGACGGATGATTAGGTCCTCCTCCAAATAAACTCCAATCAAGTGCATACTGTTGCATTAATGGCATATCAATAGATACAGGACATAATGCGCTTGTAGATGTTAATCTTACTACTGTTGTTCCGCTAGGTACTGTTGTTACATATGAATATATTACATCCCTAGAAACTCCTGTTTCTGATAATGTAAATGTTGTTCCATTAGGACTAGTATATATATTAAATGGTCCTGTATCAATACCTGCTGATACAGCGATATTGATATTTATAATACTAGGAGATGTAGGAGCTTCAATATATACAGTCCCACTTAATCCACATTTAGGGGCACAGCTTTCACAAGTAACAGGCGCTTCTAATGTCGTAACACCACTTACAGTAATCTGTCTTCTTGTTATCACTTGGTCTGAGTAATATGCATCAGGCGCTAATAATGTTAATTCAGCATCTTGATAGATAGCTGTTGATAATGATAGTAATGGTGAGTCTGAATAATATGCCATAATTTATTTAATTTTTAAGCTACAGGACATATAAATGGTGTAGCATTAACGGTTAAACTAACAGATGTACTTGCTGATAAATTATATGAACCTGTTGTAGGTGCATATATAGTATTTCCATATCCTATATCGCCACTATAAAATATTTGAGACCCATTAGTTATATCACAAACTCTAAATCTTGAAGGTCCTGAACTTGCATAATTATATCCTGAAAAAATAACATTACTTGCTTGAGCAGGAGTCAAATAAAGAACTCCTGATTGAGCTTCCCCTGATATACTATTTATATTTAAGAGTTCAGTAACTCCACTCTTTATTGTTAAATTACCTCCTGCTGTGCCATTTATACTCCAACTAAGAGTTAATGTACCAATAGGTCCACTACAATTAGTGCAAGTTTCAGGAGCTTGCAATATACCGCTAACTTGTCTTCTTGATACTGATTTATCTGAATAATAACCATCAGCCGCTAATGTTGTTAAATTAACATCTGTGTATATAGAAGTAGCAGTAGATAAAGATGTTGAGTCCGTGTAATATATCATTCTTTATTTTTTTTCAAAGTTACGATTTTAATTAACAAGTAGTTTTTACAGGAAAACAATAAGGTTGTAATTGTATAAATATATCAAATCCATTAATAGTAAGTTTTTCCTCATTATGTAATGTATAAACAGTACCTCCTATCGTTAATTTTATAGAGTCAATTACACGATAGAACCTTCCAACATATGCAGCACACGGAGGAGATGATGTTCCGTAACTAATAATTGTATCTGTATTACTAAGTAAAGTACATGGAGTGCAAGCAGGTACATATTCAGCAAATGCAGTTGTAGTACATAAATATTCTGATTGCCATATATTAACTACAACATCGCTAATAATAACATTAAATGGCAATGTGCTATTTGTTAATACAAATTTAAAATTAGAATGACTAGCATCTACATAAAAATCATTTAATGTTAATACTACATATGAAGGTGGAGCACAAGTAGTAGGGCAATTAGTAGACCCCGCAACCAAAGCTCCTGAGCTATTCTGTTCCCTAACTATACCATCACTAGAGTAATACCCCATCCCGGCAACTTGAGTTAACGCTGCATCCAAAAATAAAGAAGTTGAATCTGCTAATGTTAATTGTTCTGAATAATATATTGACATTTTTATATTTTTTAAAATTTAATCACAAGCAATACAAGCTATATTGCAACTCAATGTTGATTTACATAAATTCATTTCATATGCAGGAGTTTCTATACAATTACAACAAGCTGATAATGAATCTGAAAATGCATAACAAGCCTCTATAGGATTAGCTTCACATCCGCAACAAGCATCAAAACTTGTATCTGCTGAATAACATAAAGATATTTTTGATATATCTCTATAATCATATATTAAATAAAGATATTTATCATTATTATTAGGCATCTCGAAGTCAGCATAATATGTATTTGGCGCTCCTGATAATACAATAGGCTCGGCATTATTTGCTATGGTAATTAATGTATTTATATCTGTAGCATTATTACCATATAATGTATTGCTTCTTAAATATTTAAAATTATTATATATGTAATCAAATGCAAAGTCATCAAATCCTTTTTTATTACATAGTAATCTTACATTACTTAAATCAGCAGGGAATGCCCCTGTGCCTTGTTTACCGACCATAGTACTGTATTGAGATACTATTGGATTAGATGCCGCTGAAGTAAATGTAACTAATGTAGATTGTAATGGCGATGTATAAGCACCGTCAAAATATCTATATTCGTTATGTATAAACTGACCTACATCTACATTTGATGTTAAGCAAACTTGAACGACAGTCATCACTAACGCTTCAGGACACTTATCTATAATATTTACACTAGCGGTATCTGCTGTTGTTGTAATAGTTATTTGAGCAGTTTGAATTTCTATAACATTTTTTTCAAATGATATCGTTCCACCCGTAGTAACATATCCTGTATTATAGTTATTGCCATTGTATAAAATATTAATATCAACAGGTGTTCCTACTGAATTTACTTCATAAACAACATCTACAGTACCTACAGAACTTCCAAAGTTAGTACAGAATGTTACATCATCATTTTTCTTAACTGTATAGAATGTTTTATTTACACCGCAGTCCGAACATATTACTTTTTTAGGTATCTGTATACTATTAGATGATAATACATATTCATTCATATATGGGTCATACCCACCTAATTTCTGAGTATTAAATGAATCCATAAATAAGTCTCTAAACCAAGTTCTCATACCCATATCAGATATGACATTTAGTTGTTCCTGTCCTGAGTCTCCACCTTTAAGCTGTATTACAGCACCTCTCTTAGCATCTGTAAAATATTTATCATATCCATACGCAACGAAACTCTCAGGGTTCTGACTAATACCAAACTCCTCAATACGAGCAATCTGCGTTCCTAATACTTCAGGTATTGATGTTAATGCTCCACCGCCACTTGCATCTGATAATAAATTTTTTCCTGTAAGTACATATGAGATTCTATCTTCTTGCAGAGTAAGTATATCAGTCTCCCTAGCGTGTAACTTTTCTATACTTCCAAATGATACCTCTAAGTTCTTAAAATTAAGCAACCCTAAATTAAATTCATTTAGTTTATTTATATTATTCTCAGCATTAAATACACCACTATAAGTCATGCCTGCAAATCTATCAGCCTCTTTATAATCCTGTGATGATGTAGATGTAACACGTTCACCTAAATTAAATGCCCTACCTACCATAGAGTCAAGTATTCTATAACTCTCAGCGCCATTGCCAAATGTGAAACAATTAAAAAATCCTGTATCTATAATAGCAGGCTTATCTAAGAAAATATTTTGGTTCTGTATATTCCCTTGATGATTACCATCTATAATAGCTTGTGATTGACTATTCTCAAAAAATATATCGGGTAATGCAGCCTGCGGTCTTGTTTCAAATATAATATTAGTATTAGCTCTTACTATTTCAAATGAAGCAGTTACTTTAGATTCTTTTCTCCATGCGGGTATCCACCATCCTGTACAATCCGGAGTTCCTGAATGCATCCAAAATTGTAATTTTTTTGTAACTGTATTTCTATGGAATCCATAAGAATTAACTCCAAACATATTAGTTCCGACTATCGCACAATTAACATCGGTAATTGATTCTGTTATTGGATTAACATATATATTAGACGGTCTTGGAGCACCACCTCCGCCATCCCAATCACCTAATTTTAATGAAGCTGCTATATTTTCACCATTAAACCAATAATACATATTATCATACGAACCTAATGATGTAAATGTTTTATTTAACGTATATATTCTTTTTTCGCAATTACCATCTCCATCACCTGAGCCTCTTCTGTAAAATTCTATATACATTTTAATAACACTTCCTGATGGAACTGTATAGTCCTCATATAATGTATCCGATATTTTTAAATTCATCGGATAAGCAGTAACAGGAGTGCCATTACAAGGAAAAGACCCTAATATTCCGGGGGTAATAATAGCATTTGGTGGCTTAGCTGTATTAAAATTATTAGCATTTATTTTCATGTAAACCCCTCCCGGAATATATTTTTTCTTAGTAGGGTCTAATTCATTAGGTATGTCTAAAAATCCTGAAACTTGTGAAGATTTTTCTAATACAGTTGTGTATACACAATTTGTAGTAGGTCCACTTACATCAGCCTTCACAATTAACTCATCACCCGCCTCAATTTTAGTAGCATTTTCTCCTTCTAATAAAAAATAAACAGAATTTGTATTAGGGTCAGTAAAAAATATATTAGTATATATCGTATTATAACCTTCATCATCAGGCTTAATTACAAACTTATATCTAGTTGCCCAATACGGTGGCTTCTGTGTGGGAGGTATGGTGACTTTAATTGAATTTGTATATAAAGATGATGAACACGGAACATACTCCGTGCTTTCAGGACTTAGTAATGCAGTTGATGAACGATTAAATTCATCCATATAAACTATACCAACTTCATATCCTCTATTACTATGTAAACTTTTTGAATTACCTAATAATTGATATGTAGCATTACTATATGTAATACTATAATATTCATATATTGTTTGTGTAGTAGTCGTATTGACATACTGCATAGATATTAATTGTAATCCAATTACATTACTACCGCTAGATGCTATAATTTTTACAGGTTGATTTATTGCTGTTATTCCACTTGCTGTTTTTTGAAAAGCAGCAGGAGCAGTACCAAATGTACCCGGAATTGGACAGTTTACAGTATCCGTAAAAGTAATACCATTACATGAATTAGCTATTGTTTGTATATTTAAAGATGTTCCAATGTAATTAATAAATTCATCGCTAGTTGCTAATTCATAAACAGACGCATATGATTTAATTAATATATAAGAAAATCCTGCGCTATATTCTTCAGTAGACGCAGTTGTTGGAAGAGGTGCTGTTCCTGAATATGAATGATGAGAAAAATTTATATTTATATATATATAAGAACCTACTGTTAATGGAACACCTGAAAAATCAATATTAATTACTGAGTTAGGAATAACCCTAGAACCATTTATGGAATAAACTCCACTTGCTGATGTATCAGGTAAATTAAAAATTTGTACATTTTCACTAACTAAATCAGTTGTATATTCTAATTTAATAGGAGTCAACTCATTATCAACTAAATCATACCCATCAATATAGTTTCCATAAACAAGTCTATTACCCATAATAGTCTGAGCCTTAGCGAATCTAGGTACGTTATCATATAGTCTTAAAATTTCTGATTCAGGTAGTATAGTATATATTTCGCTATTATCAAATGTATATGTAATATCATAATCATCAGCATATCCTAAATTCTCTTTAGATAGTTTTTTAATTACTTTTATAACACTACTATTTGATTCTTTAAATAATAAATCAATACCAACTACTAATGGACCTCCCGTGTTAAATGTTATCTCTACAGCATTTGCTATATTAAGCATCCCATTATTTAAATAATTAGTTGCATTAAAATCAAATTCACTTGGATTGAATGCTATATCACTAAATTGAGATGTTGAGCTATATTCATTATCTTCATATAAATATCTATATGCAAAACATAAAAATCTATTTTCTAAAAAATTATTTTCATTATCTGTTACAAGTAATGATATTTTAGGAGATTCTACAGGTGGTTTTCTTATTACTAATATAGACTCTTCACTAAATCCATCTACACCTGCAATAGGCTGAGTATATGTTCTAGTTATATTTATCTTTCTAGGAGGATTGTAATCATTTGTAAAGAAGAATAAATTACCTATTAAATCAATACCTGTAAATAAGAACTTAGGGTTAAAGTTTAATGTTGTATTAATACCTCCACCATCGTTTATACTAATAACGTTATACATTAGTGCATCCTGTTTAGTATCATATGAACATATTAAATCAATCTTACCTGTAGGACTACTTGGAAATGTAGGGTCATGTATAAGCCAATATAAAGTTTCATTAGCTCCGTCCTCATAAGCACCTATACAAGTAGCATTATTACTTAATGTAAAGCCATTATATTGTAATGATGTCAATTTAGTATTACCCTTTGAATTTTGTACAGTACCTACCTCAGACTTCTCTGTAGAGCCTAGTCTAATGTTTAATGCATCAATATACTCACCATTAGCAACAAGACGCTTATCAGTCGTCTTATTCATTCTACCTGCTACGAAATTCCTTTGTATATTTGCCATATTACTTTAACCACTTATCACCACCTCTTAGATTCATTAATAATCTTCCGGGGTGTATGTTACTAATTCTTATTCTAGCATTTCTCAATAAAGCTGTTCTATTCTTTTTAGCTCTATTCACTACATATTCCTGTACACCAAACTTACTGTTAAGTATAGAGTACTGTATATCAGCGTATATGTATTCCTCAAATAATTTGTTAACGGTAATTAGCGAGTTATCACCACCTTCCATACCGTCTGAAACGTACTCTAATATGCAAACTTCATTCGCCATACTAGAGTCAAAATTAATAACACCTGTTTTCTTATCTATTCTGAATGTAGGGTTTCTGTTAGCAGTCTCGGTATTTAACCCAAACCTTTTACCAATTGTATAGTCAAAGTACCACATCCCATTGTAGTAGTATCCCTCTTGACCTGCAAACTCTCCGCTTCCATTTAAATATATGCTTCTTTGCTGATTTCTAATTCTTTCAAAATCAATATCTGAATATTCAGGCTTAAGTATGTTACCGTTTTGGTCAAACAATATACTGCCCGCCCCATCTTGTAAATAGGCTTTCGCTGTATTTAATTGTATGTTCTCTGTAAGTGGTCTTAATACGCCATCCCTTAACATAGATATCCTAACCCAATTGACATAGTCAGATGGTAAAACAAATCTCAATAGACTATCTACATTTAACTCTAATGCCTTTATCTCTTTAAACGCATCATAGTTCAACTCCTGTATCGCTCTCTTTGCATGGAACAACACCTTATATCTCTCTTCATTATTTACCAAGGAATGGTTACCTGAGTACATCAATAAAAAGTTGTTTACTATATCTGCTAAACTAACATATTGATAAGACCCCCAATTTTTATCTTGAGGGGCAGTACCGTTGTTGTCATAGTATTCATATTGTGATATGTATGCCATAGTTATATTTATTATTATTGTTGCATACTAAACGTAGGCTGTTCATGTTGTTGTTGTGCCATACCAAACTGAGCAACTTCTGTTTCTCTAATTGACATACCACAGTATTCAAGTATCTTAGTTACTAACTTGTATCCATCTTCATCAGGCAATTCAAAATCTTGATAGTCAGATTGTGATTGGTCAAATGCAGGAGACCCATTAGATAGCGTAATGTATGTCCACTTAGGAACTTTAGGGTAAGTAAAGTATGAGCACTCTAATGAGTCAGTTCCATTTATAGATTCAGGATATACATATATAATATTCTTAACTAAAGAATACGAAGGTAGGTCTTTAGTGGGAGCTGTTAGATTTGAATTAACTAACATTGATATGACAGTATTTGAAACCTTCTCAGCCTCTCCTAATCTTGCATTTGTATCTCCATCATAACATACCATTTTATTTATCATATATGCATTATATCCCGTAGTCAATAATGATGGCATATAATATTTATTATCTGCAATATGAGTAAGCTTGTCTATTCGTAAAAAAGTTTCTAATGTCTCAGCTATAGGTTGTTCTACATCAGCATATCCTGTACCTGATTGACGAGCATTCTCAGCATTTACAACTTTATTATAACTGCTAAAATTCTCTTCATATAATTCCATTTGTGCATTTGCTGCATACAAATTAAAATCTGATGGAGATATATATCCATAGTTATTTTTATTCAATATAGCTAATACCGCATTTCTAACTTCGTTTATCATCTAAGTACTTTTTACAAATATAACTAAAAAAAAAGGAATCACTTTCGTGACTCCCTTGTTTACTTTTGATGTATTTTGTAAACAGATATGCTTACTCTTTGTTAGCTATAAGATTTTCTAATAACTTTAAAGACTCAATACCATCATCACTCTTTAAGAATGATGCAACAATATACATAGGGTCTTCACCATACGGAACAGTTAACATCTTCTTTTTATTTGTATCTGTGTTATAAAACACATCTTTTTGTTTATTTCTAAAAGCTAAGAATCCTTTATCAAAAAATAATTGAACTTTAGCTTGTAACTTCAACATTGGGTCATTTAGCAAATTCATAAAACCTTTAGGGTCTCTCTTCGCATAAACTAAGATATCTCTTCTTAGCTCAGGGGTAGTAACCTTACTAATATCTTTACCAAACAATACCCTACCAACTGTTTCTACTTGGTCTAAACTAAGTTGTCTAGCTTCGATTAAAGCATCAACCTCCATGTTTAATTTTTCAACTTGAACTGATGCATCCTTCTCATTATCAACTTCAATAAATACCTTGTCTCTTTGTGGATGGTAATATAAAAATTGTTGCAATACAGGATTAGTTCTTGGAACTGTTAAAAATCCATCTTCAAAGATAATTGGTTCTACAATAGAATTACCATCTTGTTCATCTTCAAATGGTGATTTTTGATTTACAGCATAACGAAGAGCTTTATTTGTATTATTATCTTCATCAAACCATAATAAGGGAAATCTTCTTGAGTTTCTTGATGGCAGCATATAGGTTAATGGAGCTGCATTTCTTTTTAATTTATAGACCTTGTCTACAGACTTTTCATTCTTTGTCATTTGATATAATTTAAAATTTAAAATTTAAAAAATAACAGAGGGACATATGCGCCCCTCTGTTAAGTATTCTATAGTCCGAACAAGAAGAAGTTATTAGCTCCTAATGTACAAACTGCTCTTTCAGATAAGAAGTGTACTTCCATTGCATCTAAAGAACTGTTAGTAGCACCACCTGCTGAACCTGTAATCCAAGTCTTGTAACGTCTGTCTTCAGTTTCAGAAGCTCTGTATCTAACGTGCAAGAATGGTCTCTTAGCGTTTTTACCTAAGATTTGGTCATATACAGTAGTAGAACCGGCAGGAACTAAAAGTCCGCTGATTTTAGCATTACCTGTACCATTAGTTAATCCACCTCTTAAGGTTGGGTCATTTAAGTATTTCCAATCAGTTTTGTAGAAATCATAACCTCTACGGAAACCTGAGAAACCTAAATTTAACGCCATTTGAACATCATTCTCAAACAAACCAAAAGATGCTCCTTGAGATGCTCCTGTGCTGCTATATCCATTAAGAGTAGCTAACATATCATCAATATCAAAAGAGAAGTTTCTATCTAAGAAGATAACGTTTTCTTCAATAGAACCTTGCTTATCTAATCTCTGAATAATTGAATCAAAGTCAGTTAAAGTAGTTGGATTACCACCTCCCCAAACGTTTCCTCTATTGTTAACAACGTAGAAGATACCTTCAGAACCTTTATTGCCAACTTGAGTATTAGCAGTTTGAGTAGCTGCTCCTGAAAGTGCTTCTGCCGGAACTGCTTCAATCATTGAAGTTTCAATATAATCTTCGAAACGTAAACGAGTCTCATGCTCAGATTTCAAATACCAAAGGTACCCATTAGCACCATTCTCAGTAGTAATCTCTACCCATCCGATTTGAGCCATATCAGAACCTGATACTGCATACTTATCCTTGATGATAATTGGAGAGTTTTCAAAGATTTCATCATTAGCTTCTAAAGAACCATCCATTCCAAGAGTTCCTTTTCTGAATTCAGAACCGTAAATAAATACAGTAAGTGGAACACCTGCTCCAAAATTCTGACCTGCTGCTTCGTAGTAAGCTACATCAAATGTACCTAATACAACATTAACATCAGTAACAATAGCTTTATTAGATGCAGTAACATCAGAATTTAAAGAAATGTTAACAGTCTGTCCAATACGAATAGCAATTCCACCTGACCCCGGACCTGAAGATGGGTTTAATACATCTCCTACGTCAATTGTAGCAGTATTTGCTTCTGATAATGCATCACTTGTACAAGCTACATATTTAGTATGTAAACGTCCTTGTTCTGCCCATTTAATTAAATCTGAGTTAGAAGGCATTTCTGCTCCAACTAATCTAAGGAAAGAAGCTACTGTTCTATTACCATAACGCTCAAATTCTTTCTCATAAGTATCAGGAAGATACTGATTCAAGAAATTGAAATCGGTAATATAATTTGTTGATAACGGAACTTGTTCCGCTGATGGTTGTAGGTTATACCCCGGTGTACCATTTACTTGACCTGCCATGTTTTAATTTTTTTAATTGTAAATAATTATTTCTTACTTCTTATTGTTAATCCCCTTCCTGAGTCAGGGTTAACAGCTTTAATCTGCATTCCTCCTTTTGAAGCAGATTCAGGTGCTCTACGAACATCCATGTTAATGTTTTTTGCTTTACGCATCACATCATCTGTTGCTTCTGATTTACCTTGCTCATAAAAGAACTTGGCAAATTTATCAGGATTCATTGCAATTGACAATGCTCGGTGATATCCTTTTGCATCACTCATTAAACCATTCTCATCCAAAAACTTACTAACGAAGTTATTAGGATTCAATTGTGATTTTTTAAGTTCAGCAGCAGAACTAGGATTAAAAACTACTTTAGATTCTCCAAGTTCGAATTCAAAACCTTTGAACTCGTCGTTGAATACGTCGTCTGTTTTCTTATGAAACCATTCAGTCTTTCGTTTACTCTCCTCTTCATATCCTTGAGCATCCTTAACATATTGCGAATATGCCTCTAGTTGTTGCTTTGATTCATTAGAAACAGCATCCTGTCTTGACTCAAGTGGTTGCTTGTAAGTTTCTTTCTGCTCATTGAAATAACCTTTTGCCTTTGCAATAATTTTTTTCTTAGCTAATTTCTTTTTCTTAATAGTTGACTCATCATCGTAATCTTCATCATACGAGTAGTCTTCCATCATAGAAGCAACGTCATCAGAGTCAACCCCTTCTTCTGTCGCTAAAAGATATTCAGCCATTAATGATTCAGGATTCATAGAATCAAAATCTCTTTGTAATTTAACAAAGTCATTGATTCCTCTTCCCGTTTCTTTTTTGTATTTAAAGTAAGCAGCCACATCTTCAGGTAGTTCCTCTGACGTTTGACGTTCTTGAACTAACTCATCAAATGAATTAATCTGCTTACCGTATCTATTTCCAATATATGAAAGAACATCTTCTTCTTTTAATTCTATTTTTGTAGGCTCAATTACTTCAACCTCTTCTTTTTTTTCTTCAAATTGCTGTTCATGTTTGTCTAGCAATTGTTGTTCTACTTCTTGAATAGATTTTTCTTGGATACCATCCAATGATTTTACTTGAAATTCCATTTGATTTTAATTTTTACAAAGTTAAACAAAAAATATATATACTATCTTGGCTCGTACTCAGCCATATCAAAGCCATCTAAACTATCCTCATTAGATTCAAAATCTAGTGGAGGTAAGTTATTTTTTCTTTGATGTATTAGTTTTGATTGCTCAGTATTTTGTTGGCTTATTCTTTTTGATTTACCTTCTTCTTTTTGAACATCTAATGCAGCAATCTGCGAATCGGTTAATCCTTTTAATTGCATCTGATACTCAAATTCTTTCTGCATCAACATCAACTTCAACTGAGCCTCATTATTACTCTTCTCAATATCAAAAGATATCTCAGCTTGTTTAAGTTGCATCTTACCCTTCATCTCCATATCCATCTGTTGCATTGCTGCTTGAGACGCTGCTTGTTGAGCTTGCATATTAGCCTGTGACTGCATAGCCTGAGCTTGCATCTTCATCTTTTCTTCTCTGTCCTGCTTCTTAACTCTCTTAACTTTAAGAAGTTGGTTTGCAAGTTTAAGATTCCTAATCTCTCTAATGTCAATTGCATCCTCAAGATAAATATCTCCTTTAGATAATGCCATTTGGATGTTACCCTCAAGTTGAGCTTTCTGTTCTTCATCAGGAGCAATCTCAATAAAAATACCAAAATCATATATGTATAAGTCCTCAATATCTCTTAATATAGAAACATTAAACTTTCCAATCTTATTTATAAACTCTTCTCTAAAGTCAGCATACTCTAATATATCTGCTACTCTATAAGATAAAGCTTCAGCTAATGCCCTATAGATATAAAGACTTGAGTCTAATATATGTCTTGTTGCTGTATTTGAATTAAGTGCTGCAAGCTTCTGTACACCAACTAAACTATTCGGGTCAGGAGTAGAGCCGTCTCTCGCTTCATTTAAGCCTGTCACAGACCTTAACATATCCATGTAATGATTATAGTTAGCTATAAGCATTTGTGTCTTAGAAGCTCCCGAATTGCTTGTTAATTGAGTAATAGGAACTCTTGCATTATTAAACTCGCCATCACCTGTATAACTTCTTCCAATTACACTACCTGTTTGGAAATACAATCTTAATGCGTCTTCAGGATTGTATGCTTGTCCATTACCTAAGTCAACCTCATTCAATCCATCGGCATCAATAAATACACCGTCAGGGACTACTCTTGCAATTACTTGCTGTAACTTTAAATGTGTCAATTGAATTAAGTCAGCAAAAGGAATCATCCTTCTACATAGTGACTCGATTGCACCCTTGTACATTCTTGGAGCACAAGCTACATAGTTAGGTATTGCGTGCTGAGTTGCAGACTTAGGTCTTACCATATTCTCAGACATCTCCCACTTCAATAAGATATTAGTTCCCATAACCATGATACCATCGTACCATACGTCAATAGTCTTCTCTATCTTCTCAAAGTTACCCTCTTCCATCATTTCTGTTGGAGGATTAAACGTATCGTCTTTCTCAATTACACGAGAACCACCTCCTTCTAATTTCTTTTTCTTATATACAAACTTCTTTGTACTCTTATAGTTGAAGTATAGTAACGTACAAGTATCTCTAGTGAATATACTATTCTGATACATCTGTGCTACGTTATAGTAATCATACCAACTCTGACTATATTGTGCTATCTCTTGTAATTGTTCATTAGTAATACTTTGGTCTATCTTACTAAGTTCAGTCATGGCGATTGTTTTAATCTCGCCCCAATAGAAACAATCTTTAAAGAATGGGTCTTCAGTATAACTATAAACTATATTAGCAGGGTCTACATAAGAAACCCTAACTCCTGCTCCGGGAAGAAACTCATGCTTAGCAACTCCTATACCAAGTACAGTAGCATCGTAATCAATTCTTTTTCTAGTATCATTATAGAAGTTCTCATCAAACATTGTGTTGATTGCTTCTTCTTCAGCTATCTCAATTGCAGGCTTATAATTAAGTTGCATATATAATGCTAACTCCTCATCATCATTAGGTAAGTCATCAGGATTCATTGTAAATGTATCTACACCAAGTTGGTCTTTGATTGTAGTCAACTCCTCCTTAGCAGCCATCTGACTCTCAATAATCTCCTGATACTTACTTCTCTTAGACTGAGACATCGCATCCTGTGAGTATGCCTTAACCTTAAATAGTCTATCAGACATTCCGTTCACTACGATATCTATAAATTTAGGTATAATAGGTACAGGTGTCCAATCTAAATTAAGATAAGATAAATCACCATCTACCGACAGCTCATTCTTGTACTTAGCTATAGACTGCTCTCCACGGGCATACAATCTTAGTCTATGGAAATCTCTCCATTGACTGTAGAATCTACAACCATTACCATCTTTACGAAACCACTCATACTGAATTGCTTGTCCGATTTGCAATCCATAATTGTCAGATTTCTTTTCTTCATCTGAAACAAATTGACTAGGAAAACCTGCGGAGCTTATATCTATCTTTACATCCTTCATTTAATAATTTCACTTAGTGAGCCTTGATTACTATACCTTGCAAAGGTAATGCTAATTTTTGATTGTTTTTGCTCAGGTAGGTACATATGCTTTTGGTTTGCCATGATAGCCAAACCCGAACTAATAGACGCATCAAACTCTGTTCTGTTGTTAATATCAAACTTTGCCCAATCCTCTAGCGTCCTACTAAATAGCATATCACCCATGTCATCAGCATCTCTATATGTACCCTCCATATCTAATCCTACATATTTCTCTATGTACGACTCAATTGCAGCAGCGTGAGACTGCTTAACGTCCTCAGATGAGTTAGGTATCCCACCTAGCTCTCTCTCTGTCTTAGATAACTTATTAAAGTGCTTGTCAGGTCTGTTCATACAGAACCCTCTGTACCCTCTATTCTTAAAGTGATAAAGTAGCCTTGGCTTATTATTCTCCGCTAGTATTGGCATACCATAAAACACACAAGCCATCAGAACTTCCTCAAAGAATATCTCTGCTGTTTGAGGTCTTGCTACATACTCTAGGAAAAAAGTATTACTAGGTGCATCGTCCATATTAAATTTAGTAAGACCATGCAATGACCCATTAGAACCTCTGCCACCTACAGTACCTGAGATATCATAGGAGTCACATCCAAAAGAGCCTAGGTGCTCATTGCCCGGATACTTAATACCGTTTTTGGTTATAATCTTATTCTGTTGATTTCTGTTAGGCGTCCACCCAACTAAGAACCTACCTCTATTGTCGGGACTAAATACTACAGTACTATCCTGTATGCCATCCTTCCAATGGAATGAGCCTCTAGTAGTATGATGCTCCTTAATTAATGAGTCATTATAATCTATCTGCTGATATATCTTTGTAAGGTTGAAGATTGATGACTTGCTTTCATCTCTGAATGCATGAGACTCTGTTCTTGGGAACTGTCTATAGAATTCGTTTAATGCATCAGGGTCTACCTTTAAAGACTCCACCTCATTATTCCAATACTCAATAGCACCCTGCTTTATTACAACACCATCAATGCCTATCGTTTTTTCGGTAGGAGTCTCAAGTACAGGCATCCCATACTTATCAATAAATCCCTCCATATTCCACTCCATCGGAATAAATAACTTATAGAGTCCGCTTTTAGTCTGCCCATTTTTATTTCGTTTTAGTACATTTGAATCCTCAAACATATCCTTGTAGTTCTGACCACCCTTAGATAGTGCATTTGAGGTTGACCCCATCATACACTTTCCAATAATCCTTGAGCCTAACCTAAGACACGTTTTTGTTACACGCCAATTCTCTTTTATATTATTTGGTCGTAACCATTTACCACTCTCATCATGCGCTAAAAAA